CTGATGCGGCAGATAATTTTTCTGCTATTGATGAAATACTGGCACCGATTGCGGGTGGTAGAGGGAATAAATTCAAGTTATTTAATGTAAGGCCCTTGGAATCAAAAATAATGGCATACAACGCAGAAATGCGAAATCTTGCTGATCCATTGGCTACAGACATTGATATATTTTTGCGAAGCACTCAGGGAAAAGCAAGTTTTTCTGAAATGGCTGTTTTGCGCAAAGCGATTAACGACAACTTGTATTTTAACGGCAAAATATCAACTAAAGCCGCGTTATTATTAGAAGATATAAAAGGAAACATAGACAATGTTTTAATGAGTAAAAACATTGGGGATCATATTCCTGAAGATGCACTGTCTATGATTGATAAAACGTCATTAATACAAGCAGCAAAACAAAGAGAAATAGCGATAAAGCATTATCGTGATGGAATAGAACCCTTTGAAAAACTTGTTGATTTGAGTATCATTAGGTCTTTAAGAGATTTGCAGTCATTAAACGGTAATGTACCACGGGCTACATCTGACAAATTATTTTCTAAAGTGGTCAAGCCAGATGAACCAGAAAGACTGCGTAACATTTTAAAAACTGTAGATAATCCTGATGAAGTTCGGGATATGTTAGGTCGTAGCTTCATAGATGACGCTTTAACTGATGCAGGGCGTGATCCACTTGACCCAACGCAATTCAACGGCAAAACTTTTAGAAATAAAATCATGTCCCTCAAAGGAACGGGCAAAGAATTGTTTGGTGACAAGTGGGACGAAATACAAAATTTAGCCAACGCTATAGGCAAGTCAGATATACGAGGCGGCGTAAAAGCCGAACAAATTAGATTGGCTAGTGAAGCAGGAGCGCCAACAAGCGTGTTGGATGCTCTTAATGACATAGCTAAAGTAACCAGCGATTATGATGATTTGTTAAAAGCCCGTGTGTTAAAAGATTTGGAAACAGGTAAGCTAGGCCCACGATCTTATGATGAAGTTGTTCAGGCTTTAACAACACCTAACCTATCTCAATCTGAAGCCAGCAGAATTATGGAGTTTTTTGGGGATAATCCACAAATGAAAAGCAACATGCGCCAAGTTGTGTTGCAAGACATTATGGAATCCGTAGATAGTGGACTTTTTGACAGCGCAAAAAGTGCAGGAAAGTTACAAGAAACTTTAGGTATGTATGATAGAAAAGTTCTATCAACAATTCTTGATGATGCTGCAAACCCGAACACAACAAAAGCATTGTATGAGTTCGCGGAAGAACTTTCGTTTTTAGGTGATGTAACAAAAGAGGGTGCAATTGCTGCGGGTAGCATTTGGGCGCAAGTGTTTAAACATCCATTAACTGCGATTGCGCGTGTTTCACAAATGAGATTAGGTGCTAAAGCACTTGGCAGACATGAAGTTGCAAAAAAGTTTTTAGAGTTACGTGAGGGTGGCGGTACAGCTAAAGAAAATGGTCGTGCAATTCTAGGATTCTTGGACGATGCTGCGCGTGAACAGGGTGTGAATGCTGGCGCAACTGCGAGTAAAATAGGTAAAGTAGTTCAAGGAACAGGACGAGCTTTAGGTGGAGCCAGCAGAGTAGCCAAACAAGTAACGCCTAGAGCTTTAGGTTTAGGTTCTCAAGGCCCGGAAAGCCGAACAAGTGTTCCAGTTGTAACGCCCCCGGCAATAAATTTTGAACCTCCCGCGCCTAAAAAAACTGGTCCTGCTGCACCATTGTCTCCCATTGAGCAAATAAGACGTAACGCACAACAGATGACACTACGAGAAAGAGCCGCCCAAAACCCTGCGGCGGCGGCTACTTTACTTGGCGGTTTGGGAAGCGCAGGGCTGCTTTAGTCTTCAAGTTCCATGACAGTAGATGCAGAACCAATGCCGCCTGTACTGGCAGGTCTATAACCACGCTTGGCGTTCTGTATCTGTAGGTAAGCAACGTCGATCAGCCTTGAAAGCTGACGCCCCAATGGTCTGTCCTCTTGCGCTGCAACATATTTCAATTTATCGTATGCCTCTGTTGTAAGGCCAACAGACTTGTATTCTTTTGGATTTGGCATAAAGGTTCCTTTCCCAAACATGGCGTCACAAAGACCATATAATCCCAGAAGATTTGGGTCAAGGCCCAAGTACGGTAATAAGAAGGTTGTGGTTCACAACATCAAGTTCGATTCAAAGTGGGAATCAGAACGCTATTTATATCTACACGCACTAGAACGGGCTGGCACCGTCAGAAACTTGGAACTGCAAGTCAGGTTCAATCTGATCGTTAATGACCAGAAGATATGCGCCTATGTTGCCGACTTTAGATACGAACGCGAGAACAAAGATGGCGTGTGGGAACAAATTGTTGAAGACGCAAAAGGCGTGGAAACCCCTGAATTTAAACTAAAAAAGAAGCTGATGAAGGCTTGTTTAGGCATTGAAATATATTTAACCAAAAAAAATAGTTGACACGTATGCCAGCACTTGCTAGGTATTGGGAACTTGTAGCAAAGAAGGAATATACGCATGAACAGTATGGAACTGTTTGAGCGGCGCGACGAACTCAAGTCAGTAATCACTGACCTTCGTGCCGAACTCAAAAACGTGGACGATCAACTATCAGATTTATTTCTGCCATTGGCGCGTGATGCGCTACGGGCAGACGGTAAAGACTTTGGTACTGCGCATATTGTCGAGGGCAATGTGGCTATGAAAGTCAACGTTGGTAAAAAGGTCACTTGGGATCAAGACGTATTGCGTGACACATTCAACAGCATGACGCCTGAGAATGCACAGCACTACGCAAAGCTGACCTACGCTGTGGAAGAGCGCAAGTATACAACCGCTCCACCCGCAATCAAAGCAACACTAGAAGCCGCCCGTACTACAGAAGTCGGACGCTTTACAGTAGAAGTCGAGGACAAGTAATGGGTTTCCAAATTATCACAGCCGATCAACGGCTATCTGAAAAGAAAGGTCACAAGATTGTGATCTGTGGTCAAAGCGGTGTGGGTAAAACCACACTCGCTAGAACTCTGGGCGAACGCACATTGTTCGTTGACCTAGAAGCTGGTGACTCAGCAATCGAAGGGCATCCCATTGATGTGATGCGTCCGCAGTCATGGCCTGAGTGTCGTGATCTTGCATGCTATCTTGGTGGGCCAAACCCGTCACTGGCAGAAGATCAGCCATACAGCCAAGCACATTATGATTTTCTGTGTGCAGAAGAGGGTGATCCAACTGCGCTAGTGGCAAAGTATGACACGCTGTTTGTGGACTCAATCACAGTAGCAGGGCGCTTGTGCTTTTCATGGTGCCAGCAACAACCAGAGTCGCGGTCTGACCGCACAGGTAAACTGGACACACGCGCAGCATACGGTCTGCATGGTCGTGAAATGATGCAGTGGCTAACTCACTTGCAGCACATACGCGAAAAGAATGTGATCTTTGTTGGCATCTTGGATGAAACCACAGATGACTACAGCCGCAAGCAATACAACTTGCAGATCGAAGGCAGCAAGACAGGGCGCGAATTGCCCGGAATTGTTGATGAAGTAATTACAATGGCTATTCTAACAGGTGAAAATGGGCCGTACCGCGCATTTATCTGTCAGCCATTGAATGAATGGGGCTATCCTGCCAAGGATAGGTCTGGTCGATTGGCTACACTTGAGGAACCACACTTGGGTAAACTTATCGACAAAATGAGTTCACAACTTTCAGCAAATGGGAAACCGTTGGATTTTGTAAAACCAGAAACGCAGCAAAGCGAAGGAAATAAAAATGTTTAATCTTAATGAAACACCAGCAGATGATGGCGGCAACCGTGAGTTTTCGCTCATTCCAAACGGCGCAATCAGTCGTGCAGTTATCGTTGTTAAAAGCGGCGATATTGAACTGCCTGAGTTTGGTCAGGGCCAGTGGTTCAAGCAATCACAAAGTTCCGCCGCAAAGTGGATGGAACTAGAATTTACCTGCATCGGCGGTGAGTTCGACAGACGTAAGTTCTGGTCTAAAATCTTTGTTGATGGCAACAAGATGGGCAAGAGCGGTATGCCGTTGGCTAAAGAAATTGGTCTGAGAACACTGCGTCAGATTGTGGAAAGTGCAAACAATCTAAAGGCCAGCGATATGTCGGACGAAGCCCAACAGCGCAGAAATATCTCTGGCGTGTTTGACTTGAACGCCATGGAGATTTGTGCCAAGATTGGTATTAAGAAAGGCACCAACGGGTATAGCGATCAAAATCAATTGATGGCTGCGTTAACGCCAGATCAAAAGGGGTTCATTGCTACCGCGTCAGCGCCAATGCAATCAACGCCAGCAGCGCAAGCAGGATACCAGCAACCACAGGCACCAGCACCTCAAGCTGGAAGTCCCGTGCCAAGCTGGGCGCAGAGGTAGTAGCGGCAAGGCCATTCCGCGCCTGCTACCAAGGATGGGGGGCCTTGGGCCGTGAACCCCCCAACTTTCTTTTAGCGAAGAGGACAATCAAATGATATTACGCCCCTATCAAGAGGTGGCGATTTCAGACGCATTAAATGCGCTGGACACCCACAAAAATACAATCGTAGTTGCTCCCACAGGCGCAGGCAAAACTATTATGTTGTCTGCGCTCATTGGTAAAAGACACCAAGAAGGTAAACGCATTCTTGTGTTGCAGCACCGCGACGAACTTGTAGCGCAAAACCGCGAAAAGTTTCTAAAGGTAAACCCAAACATATCCACCAGTATCGTCAATGGCACGATTAAAAAGTGGGACGGTGATACCATATTCTCAATGGTTCAAACTCTGTCACGCGAAAACAATCTGCGTCACAGGCCCAAGTTCGATATGGTTGTTGTGGATGAAAGCCACCATGCAGCCGCTGACACTTACATAAAAATAATTAATGCTGTTAAAGAAGACAATGAACATGTTGAAGTGGTAGGCTTTACAGCCACGCCCAATCGCGGGGATGGTAAAGGTCTGCGCAGTGTATTCACCAATTGCTCACACCAGATAGAATTAGCCACGCTGATACGTGAAGGCTTTCTGGTGCCACCGAAGGCTTACGTTGTCGATGTTGGCGTCACAGAGGCTCTGGAAGGGGTCACACGGCGCGGTAATGACTTCGACATGGACGAGGTTGCGCGGATAATGAATAAGCGCGTCATTAACGAGCGTGTGGTCAATGAATGGCAAGACCGCGCAGGGGATCGAAAGACCGTTGTATTCTGTTCCACAATCAATCACGCACAAGACTTGCTGGATATGTTTATCGAACATGACATAAACGCTGAAATGGTTATTGGTGATACGCCCAAGCCAGAACGCGAACAAATCCTGCATGACCTTGAGTTTGGTGACGTACAAGTTGTGGTAAACGTAGCAGTCTTGACCGAAGGCTTTGATGCACCGCCTGTATCTTGTGTGGTTCTAACCAGACCCTGCTCATTTAAATCAACAATGGTGCAGATGATTGGGCGCGGTCTGCGCATTCTGGACCCAGAGATTTATCCTGACCAGATTAAAAAAGATTGCGTTGTGCTAGACTTCGGCAGAAGCATTCTAACTCATGGTGCGCTAGATGAAGCAGCTAATCTTGATGGTAGACCCAAAGACCCTAACGCAGAAGCGCCAACAAAAGAATGTCCAGAATGCGGATTCCACAGCCCTTTAAGCTCAAAGATATGTTTATCGTGTGGCTATGAGTTTATAGGCGAAGAAAAAACAGAGTTAGT